GGTACACTGGCCATATCAAGAGACACAAAGCCAATTCCACCAATGGCTGGAACTCCGATAGGCGGCAAGAGCCGTGGGTCTATTGTCCAGTCTTGGGTAAACCCAATAAAAATTGCTACGTTCTCAGGATCGGTATCTGGCCGACCATTAAATAGAGCGGTGGCGTCAACGACATTCTTTGCAGGCGTAAGCTGTGGGTGCTTTGGCTCCCAGTCTTCAGGCGAAACACGCAAGCCATCCCAAGTGGTTTTCAGCTTAGAGTATCTGACCCTAAGACCACTTCTGTCGCTTATTGCGTAGGATTTTTTTCCTCTTGCGTATTTTGCCATTAAGATAAATTCAGCGCAGTTGGCTGAATCCTCAAGCTCACGCCGTCATTATCAGTCGATGCGGCAAAGTTAAACGCCCTCTCATACATTTCATTCAGTATTGTAAACTTCTCATTCGCAAATTTCAGTGCAAGTTTACTTGCTAGGCCAGCGCAGATGCACTCGTTCCAGCGATAAGGAATGTCGGCATCCTGATTTGACGCCGTGACATCTTCTAGCTGGTTTATAGACCAGTAGATGATGCTGTACGTTGTCCTGTCTGGAACCTGCCAGATGTAGAGGACTGGCGTGATCTGCTTGTCCAGCATGTACTGGCTTGGCTTGCCCGGTGACGTTTTGTTTGGCAGTTGGTTGTAATCAGCAATCGAAACGCGATTAATAATCTGGTCAGACGTATCTGTCCCAGAGCTGTCGCGGATTACCGCGTCCAAAATATCAATCGTGCCAGCAGGCAGCGGGTATGGCGCTGTCTGGCCGTTCACTAGGGTCAAAGTCTTCTGCGACAGCGCCCAGTAGTTAATACCCCTGTTAGCCCACTCAGAGAAGAGCAGGTTAAGGCTACGACGCGCTGAGATAGCCCTGTCGCCTGTCTGTACCTGTGGATCAACACCGCAACGCTCGAACGCCTCAGTGATGATTTCCTGAACATCTGGCTTAAACGCTACGGTTCCTGAAGTTGCCATTTATTTCCCCTATGCGAAGAACACGTTCATTAATACAACTGTAGCAACTGTATATTTTACAGATAAGCCAGCCTTAAAGAGCATGCCCTCATCTGGAATGGTGTTATCCACAGTTGAATTGTCTGTGCCAATAGTCTGAGCTTTAAATATGATAGTGCCACTGTCTGGCGTACCATTAAAGAAATCAACCAACCCTGCCGTTCCAGCAGAGACAATTGAATAGCCTTTCAAGCGTGTGCGACCACCGCCAGCAACTTCGCTGGCACATAATGAGCCAGAGCCAACTGTGATGTTTGCCGCATACTGAGCAGAGCATTCCACTGCGCTAACAGTTAAGAATAATTTTGTTCCTGCAACGGCTTCAGCAGAACCTGTGGATGTTATGACTTCAGTAATAGCATTACCAAAAACGTCAGTTCCAGTAATAGTACACGTCTTATTGTTGTCACCAGTTCCTGCCGTAGTGACAGTTACGTTTCTAGCGCCACCACCTAAGAAGGTAGTCGCTGCCATTGTGGCTGATGTATTCGGTCGAGCTACTGTAACCAACCGATCTGGATCGGCTGCGTTTTCGTCAGCTATAAATTTGACTTGTACGTCTGTTTGTACGCCCATGTTAATCTCCTATAAATGAAGGCGGGGCGTTAACCCCGCCAAATTAAACATTAGGCTGCGAAAACAAACGTACCAGTAGTACCCGCACCAAGAGGCTGAAAGTTAAACGAGATATTCCACAGACCTGCTGTTGTGCAAGTAAAGTAGATGTACGAGCCAATGCTGAACAAGTTTGTTGTTGCGCTTGCAGGAGTATACTTCAACAAAGTTTCACCAGCAGTAGACGTATCGAACACAACTGCACTGCTGGTACGGCTTTCAATAACGCTGCCTGTTTCATAAGCATCAGTACCCGCGCAATCAAAGCTCAAGAAAGCAGTGCCGCCAGTAGTGTCTACGGACTGAGCGTGGACAACAACAACACCTGCTGTCGCTGCTGGCAGAGTAGTAATCTGCTGTGCGCCGCCAGTGAATGGGTTGACGTTAATTCCAGCAACGTAAGTAACAGTGCCAGACGTGGCTTTAGCAGTTACAGCTAGGCCGTTCAACGCGGGGTTTACGCCACCAGACAAGACAGATCCAAGTACCGTAAGATCGCCGCCTACAGAAGCGTTCGTTCCATATGTGGAATTTGTTGTGAAGGCTCCAGTTGCTGCTTTCGTAACATCTTGGAAACCGTTTTCGGAGCGTACTGCTCCTGTGAATGTTGTGTTAGCCATGTGATTCTCCTGTCGTGGCAAATGTCAGACGCACCATGCGGCTGTCAGGGATGCGGAAACAATACAACAGGTTCGATTAAAAAGAAAGAGGCGACCCGAAGATCGCCTCAATTAAACCAAAACTAGGTTTTTAGCTTATGCGCCTTCGGAACCGAAGACACCGCGCCAATCAGTGAAACCAAACGAATAACGCTCACGACACTTATAACGAATGTTACCAGTCTCGAAGTCGCCTTCCATACCCTTTTTCATTGCTGAACGAGTAAAGTATTTCAGACCATCTGGGACATCTGTCTGCACAAAGAACTGGTCAGCATCTGTCAAACGGCGCATCACATGATACCCTTTTGGCAAATAGCCACCACTCTTAATGGCGTTGATATCGTTATCAGCAGTTCCAGTGCGGAGCTGTGATTCCAATAAACGCTCTGCAACAAAGGTATAAGCAGTTGGAATAATCAACTGTGTACCCTGTGCCGCAACCCGAAGACCACGCTCGTCTTTCATATCCGCAATCTGGATAAGAATTGACTCAAGTGATGTCTCAGACAAGTCAGCCGCTGTGGCTAACGTGTTTGACTGGTTGCCGTTCTGCGTTGGGTGAGCAGTACTCAAGAGAGTAGTGCCGTCGCCACCGTTGGCAGATGTAGCGTTGTTCAAGACGTTGGCGGCTTTGATCTCTTTAGTAGAGGACATAGACCGTGCAAGTGCCTTGGTGTAACGAGAAGCGATTGAGCCGTACTGGCCGTCCTCTTCAGCTTCCTCAGTAATTGAGAATGCTAAAGCAACCGTTTCGTGCTGGTAACGCGCGGTCCATTGCTGGCCAGCGTCATCATAAGAAACAGATGCACCTTCGTTTTTAGTTGGGGCAGCGCCAAATCCGGCGAGCAGGACGTCTTCTTCGTAAGCCTTTTGCGAGGTGTTGGAAGAGAACACTGCTTCGTATTCGGATGGGTAGCTGTCATATTCGAGGCCAAACAAGGTGTTTAGACCTGGCTCTAGCATTTTCGCAAATGATGCGCGATTCATAGCCATGATTTAAATCCTTCCTTAAATACCTGCGATATTCGTACCAAGAAGGTGTTCATTAATGGTCACCTCCATGATCGCGTTCGCACCAAAAGCATTATCTGGTGCATCGTAAAGTGCAATGATTTTGCAGGAAGCAATTCCTGCGGCCATTGTACCACTAAGTTCAAATCCTGACTGACCTGTCAAAGTAGATCCAGCGCCAGCAACAACATCAGCGCAATTGCCGACATTAGTCTGAGCAGTTGTACCTGCGGATTGAACTTTAAAGACAGTGTACGGATCGTCATAGACAAAAGCTATGATTTCTGTGGCCACTGTACCCGTAGGCCAGTATTCACTGTACACATATGAACCATCTGCTGCGGTATATGATACCCCTGCAAAGACACCAATATTATTGGCTTCCCCTGCGGTGTGCGGAGTAAGCAAGCCACTGGCAATGAGAATTACAAGATCACCCTTAAAGATGTTCTCTGCAAGACCACTAGCAATAGTGTACTTATTAGCACGAGGCGCATTACCACTCATATGGCGAACTGGGACAAACCCAAAAGCAGCATCAACATTTGCCATTTTTTCGCTCCTATAGCGTTAAAGTTAATCGCTCATGGCAGAAAGATTTCTGCCGCGACTTGTTTCAGACTTCCTATCCTGTTGGATTGGTAGTCCATTACGCCGTCCTAGCGCGTCTAGGTCACCTGCAACGGATTCGTTTTGCTCACCATTCTTACTAGAATAGTATGCTTTCATTGATCTATGCCGTTCTTCGGGCATTTCACAGAGCAACATTCCTTCGATGCCTATGCAACCTTCCCACTGTCCGTGATTAATAGTCGGAAACAACTTACTCTTCACAGTTTCAGCCTTACGCGCTGACCACCCTTCCCGCATACGTTTGTAGACGTTGTCAGGAGTATCTTTCCCTTGGATCGAGGTCGCTACCCACCTTTGGACATGACCGGGACGTGCGTCGGGTGCATCCAAAAGTGATGGGGGTTTCCATGCGGTTTCTTGACGGGCTTCCCCATCGCGCACGGAATCACGAGTTTCACTCGCACGAACATTTCTTGACTCAGTCATTAGTTGGCTTCCTTCTGTTGACGCCGAATTTCGGCTTCATATTTTTTAAGACCATTTGCATCTGTGATACCAAGTTCTCTAGCCATTCTGAGTTGTTCTTGCGACATTCTAACTCTATTGCCTTTGTAACTCGAAGAACCGCCTGTAGTGGGGGCGACGGGGGGCCTACTTTTTGTTCTCGTTTTACTTGGACTTGATCCAGAGGATAACTCAGGAAATACTTTTTGTAAACGGTTGTTTAAATGGTCGTAATAATCGTCCGAATTTTTGTCAAAACCTTCTAAATCAAGTTGGACATCAATCGCACGGGCTGCGGCTGTCTCTCGTTCAAAACCTGCGGAGTTGAACCAGTTGTTTTCCTTCCACCAAGACATAGCCTTTGGTGGGGCTGGGTTTTGTGCAGGTTGCTGTTGCTGCTGGCGTTGCTGCTGTTGGCGTTGCTGCTGTTGCTGCTGACCTTGCTGCTTCTGCATGTCTGCAATACGCATGGCCGCTCTCATATCAGCCATCTGCTCTTGGAAGTTAACCTGCGCCTCCGTGTCGCCCTCCTCCACAGCAGTAGTTAAAGCCTGCTTGGTTTGGGCGTAACGCTGGTTAAAGCTCTCTTCAGCATTCTGCTGAGATCCCTGCTCCAAGCGTTCGAGACGTTTCTGGAGCTGTGCATTATGCTCCTGAATGTTCTTGGCTTGGATTTCAGCTTCCCTGCGCTGCGTAACGAGCTTCTGGATGCGCTTCTGAACCTTCGGGCCATAATC